AGCAGTGGTATCAACGCAGAGTACTCGGCGTCCTCGGCCAGCGTCTCCGTGGGCATGGCGGGCCTGTCCGGGATAGGCTCGCGGCACTCCACGGGCACGGGCACCTTGACGGTCTGGACCTCGACCCTTGGCACGGTGCCGCAGCCGACCAGGTTCAGGACGCCCAGCAGCACCGCGAATTGACGAATTGAGCAATTTGTCAATTTCATGGCTTGGCCCTCCCCTTGAGCCAGTCCGCGCCCAGGGCCTGCAGGCTCGCGCAGCTGTCGCCAGCAGCAGGCTGGCGGGAAAGCGTGTAGTCGGCGCGGGCGTTGAGCGCTGCAGCCTGTCCAGCGGCAGCTGCACGGGCCGGGGCTGCGTCTGCAGCACGCTGCGCGGCCACAACGCCCAGGGCCTCGGTGGCATCGCTGCAGGCCTGAGCGGACTGGCGGGCGCCGTCGCGCTGGCCTGTCATGCTCACCAGCTCGGCGGCGGCCGTGGCCGCATCGTCTCGGGCGGACAGCCAGGCCCAGCCCAGCAGCAGGTTTCCGGCGGCGAGCGCGGCCAGGGCGATTTGCGTGGGCGTCATCATGCGCCGACTCCCTGTAGATTGGCCGCGATGCGCCGCGCCCACCCACGGCCGAACGTGTCCCAGGTCGAGAGCCTGGCCATGAACTCCAGCCGGTGGCCGTTGTAGCGCGCCGCCAGCACCGGGCCAGCGGCGACAGCTGCGGCCATGGTCCTGGGGCCGAGGATGCCGTCATCCACAGCGCCCGCCGCGCGCTGCAGCCACTTGATGGACTGCGCGGGCCCGCTGTTGACGGCGCCATCGAACACGTCGAAGCGCACCACCTCGGGCAGCTCGTCGGCTCGCACGGGCGTCCAGTACAGGCGCCGATAGATGCTCTTTGCGCGGTCGCGCGGCAGGTCCCGCATCTCGCCCAAGTAGCCGTCGGCGCGGGCAACACGGGCCGTGACGCCCCACATGGTCTCGCCGCCCGGGTCCGCGGAGTTGTTGGAATAAAGCCCTTCGTGACCAAGCAACCGGTCAAACGCTTCATCGAATTTCATATATTATCCTCTCTCATGAACAATGAAGTCTGGTCATTGGTTTCTGGAGAACCAACGTTCGAGGTTTCTTCGCTTGGAAGAGTGAAGAAATTGACGCATCGGATCACCTACAAGGACGGCCGAACTTTCATCCGTAACGAACGAGTGCTCAACCCAAAGCCCAAGCAGGGCTACCCAGCCGTCTACCTGACGACGAGAGGCCAGGTGTGCATCCATACTCTTGTTGCCGAGGCTTTCCTTGGGCCTCGGCCAGAAGGAGCTCGCACCGTCAATCACAAGGACGGGGACAAATGCAACAACCGAGCGGACAATCTGGAGTGGGCCTCCTATGCGGAGAACAACCGGCATGCGCGGCTGTTCAAGCTAAACCGGCAGCACGGAGAGCGATGTAACTTGACTGCATTCGGAGACGACAAAGTGGATGCGATTCGCCTTCTGTGGCCTACCCGCCGGTTTACTCAGAAAGAGCTGGGCGATCTGTTCGGAATGTCTGAGGGCCACGTCTACGAAATCGTCTCCGGGAAATCCAGACGACAACCGACATCCGCTTAGGCTACGGGTCGTCTTGCCTCCGCATGGGGTGGCCAGCGCCGTGCCAGCGCGCCACGTTGATGAGCAGGCCCGCAAGCACGCAGGCCGAGAAAATGGTGTCGCCCACGGTGGTCCAGGTGTTCCACAGCATGGGCTGCAGGCCAGAGGCCACGGCGCCGGCCAGCAGCAGTGCGTACCGGGCGCGGGCGAGTTTGTGCACGCGGGCAACGTGGGAGTTGAGGCGGCAGATGCAGGCCCAGCCGATGCCCAGGCAGATCGCGAGGTTGGCCATGGCCAGGAGTTGATGTGCTTGCCACGTCATCACGCACCTCCCTCACCGCCGCCTGCCTTGCGCTCCAGCACGCGCGCCATGCGCTCGAAGACCCAGCGGCCCAGACGCGGCCAGTCGTCGCCAACGCCGCCCACCAGGAGCGCGATGGGTGCCAGCATCCAGTTGGTCTCATCGAAGCCCAGCCAGCGGCCTGCCAGCGTGGCCAGGCCCACCGTCACAAGCAGCGCCGTCACGTTCAGCCTCAGAAAATAGCCGGCCGCGCCCAGCCGCGCGCTCGGGTCACGCCGGCCCAGCGCCCAGGCAGCGCCCACGGTGGACGCGATCAGTATCACGGCATACGGCCCCACAAGGGCGGCCAGCGTCGGCCCGAACAACACCGAGGCCAGCGCGATGGCCACATTCGTCGGTTCCAGTTGATTCATCAGCTCCTCCTCCGGGCTGTTTTGGGCATGAAAAACCCGCCGAAGCGGGTTGGTGTTGAAGCTCCGCGGCTCAGGGCAGCTCGTGCGGCTGAATCGGCGCGTCGAGGATCGCATCCGGGTCGATGTCATGCCCCGCTGCTTGCAGGATCGCGAGCCCGGCAGGCAACTCCGGGTTGTCGAGATCGATGTACTTGCGCACGCTTGCGTCCATCACCACTGCTTTGCAGTTTTCGTCTGGGTCTCGCAGGATCGCCCATTTCATCGTGCCGAACCTGTCAAAAAATGCGCCCACGCTGATGTGGCGCACGGGCGTAGGCTGCGGCCCAGGTTCGGGCACAGCGGGCGCAGCGAATGCCTGGCCATCCCATGACCAGCCAATGCCGACGCCTTCAGGCGCCGGTTCTACGTGATCCCACTGCGCGCGGACCACGTCCGCAAAATCTGCGTCAGCAACGATGACTTGCTCGACACAGCCGCTTTTGATGAGTGCGTAGTTTTTGATCATTCGTACCACCAGATTCTCACGAAGCCCGATCCCCCGGCACCGCCGACAGCGCTGAAAGCGCCACCGCCGCCGCCGCCACCACGATTTGCCGCACCAGCGCTACCAGGCGCGCCAGGGTTGCCTTCCAAGCCGCCACTACCGCCGCCAGACATACCCAGTCCAGGACCGTTGGTGGCCGAATCCCCACCTCCTCCTCCCCCCCCCGCCATAGCCGTTGATGCCCAAACCACCAACGCCTCCACTGCCAGAGCCCCCGGCGCCCCCACCGCCGCCCCAGATGCCCTCACCGCCACGTGCCGAGCTGGTTCCTCCATCGACACTATTGTTGCCGGGGCCACCGGCTCCACCACCACCGCCTCCCGTATTTGCCCCGCTGCCACCGCCGCCTGTCCCCCCGTTGCCACCCCGCTGGTATCCAGACAAACCGCCAGAGCCATACCCGCCACCGGGCACAGACGCAGATCCAACAGACGTGGCTCCACCCGCAGTGCCGTTGCCAACCCCTGACACAATCCCGCCAGCGCCGCCAGCGCCGATAGTGACCGCAACAGGTCCGGTAAACGTCATCGGCAATGTCAAGACGGCACCCCCACCACCGCCGCCACCACGCGAGCAACCGCCGCCGCCGCCACCACCGACCAGCAAGACCCAGCCCTGCCCGCCACTCGCCAAAAGTGCTGCAGGAGGGGTAAACGTCCCAGACGCCAAGAACTCCTGGTAGCGCAGTTTCCCCCCGCCGCCACCGACAAAGTAATCCGAATAAAAGCTCATGCTGCCTCCATAAATCCATCAGTTGCATTGACCCAGCGGCAAACCGCAGAGTCGTTTTGGGACAGCAGCTGCATTACGCCAGGACTGCGGCCCTTGAGCTTGTTTGTCTGCCAGTCGATGTTTGCGGATGTGATGCCGCGCGACATGCCGAAGCCGAACGTCTGGCCCGCACTGAAGTTCGTCGGAATCGTGAGTGTGATCCCCGCAGTCGCGAAGATGTAGTACACCCCCGGCACGGCAGTCGTGTTCGCCGTGATCACTTGAGTCGCCATCGAATTCGAGGCTCCAGGCGCCGCCACCCCAATCACCCAATCCGCCTTTGCGGCGGTCCCGGCGAACGTGTCAACTCCAATGACCAGAGCGCCGGTGCCTGGGTTGTAGCTCTGGACGTAGCCGCTCATTCGCGTAGCTGGATCGCTGGTGGACGTGGCCACCAGGTACATGCCCGCCACAAACGAGCGCGAGGGCTCCATGCTGAAGCTCTTGGCACCCGCGCCAGGCGTCACGCTCGTCGTGCTGCTGCCCTTGAGCTGGCCCGATGCGAATACCTCCGCCTGGTCGCGGTAGCCCTGGGCCGCGTCGCGCGCTGCCTCGGACTGCCCCTTGGCGATGACCGAATCATCGCGAGCGGATTCGGAGCCACTGCGCGCCGCCTCGGCACCAGCTCGCGCCGTGCTGGCCAGCCCTGCCTGCGTTGCCGCCGTTCCTGCAGCCCCCGTGGCAATTCCAGCCTGGGTTGTTGCCGTGCCGGCCGCAGTATTGGCGGTGTTCCGGAAGCCCTCGGCCTCATTGCGAAAGCCCTGCGCCTGGCCAGCGGATTCGGCGGATGCCACGGCCCGCTCATTAGCCGCAACGGCGTTCTGGTTCGTCTGGGCCGCCGCAGTGTTGATCTGCGGCACCATGGTCACCTCGGCCGCGACAAACGGGAAGCTCTTTGCGTTGAACTCTGCCGGCGTGTCCCCGGGAGACGGTGCCGGCGGCAGCGCATCAATCGGGGTTGGCGTAACGATGTCTGTCATGTCAGCCCTTCCAGCTCCAACTCGGAGTCTGCATAGTCGTAGTAAGAGAGAAGAATGTCGTAGTTCTTGCAGAACCCATAGACCACCGTTGCCTCGAATCGGCCAGAGCCGATCCAGAGGCACGGCGTGGCCCGCACCGAAATCAGGAAGTCGTTGAACGCATCGACTTCCTTGGAGGACAGAAGCATCTGGAAGGCCGCGCGCCTGGCGAATCCGCGCTCCAGCAGGATGACGTCGCCGAACTCGTTGCGATCCTTGATCGAGTAGTCCTGGAAGCTCACACGCGCGCCCGACTTGACGCCGAGCGAGAACGTGCGCCGCTGCCCCATCAAGATCACGCCGACGGCCAGGTCAACCGTGCCGGTGACATCGATCAGGACGTCGGCAGCCGGGAAGCTGGGCAGGTCCTGCAAGAGGGCTTGCGTCGGAGTGCGCCGCTCCCCAAGAAACCACTCCCACCAGCCGACCGCTACAGGCACGGGCGACATCGCGGTCGTCTTGTCGTAGACCGTGCCGAATGTCGGATCGATCACGCGCACCCGGATGCTCGTGGCACCCGTGACGTTGAGCAGGCCGAGCGATGTAATCGCCTGGCCGGGCTTAATCCGGTAGCTGATGTTGTTGGCCTGCTTGACCTGGCTGCTGACCGACTTATCAAACGGCTTCCAGCGGTTAGTCGGCCCGACCTCTACCCACTTGGGCTCGGTGGACGGCGTCGCGGGGTTGTTACCCGTGTTGCTGTCCGCCGTGCTCTCGTAGACCTTGTGCTGGGCCGCGAGGATCACCCGCTGGCCCTTCGCATACGTCGTTCCTGCCGCCCATTCTGGATAGTCCGTCTCTGGCACGTTGGTGGACACCAGCATTGCTGGCGTAACAACAAGCGGCGCGATGACGACAAGCGATGAAATGCTCATGCAGCAACCCCCTCTCCTTCTTTTCGCGGCTGAGGCATTCCGTCGCCGTCCCAGCGCTGCAGCAGCCGCGCCACTTGCGAGTTGAGCCGGACGATCTTCCCGGCCTGTGTGCGGTTTTCATCGATCAACTGGGCGACCAAGGCCTCCAGCCGAGCGTTGTTGTTCCCGCCCCCCATGCCTGTGCCGCCAGCCCATGGGTTGAACGCTGCAGGCACGATGGCCTCGTTCTTGTGGACCATGGCCAGCATGTCCTGGGGCACGCGGTTCGTCCCAACGTCGAAACGGGGGATGCCATTGCGGTCCAGCGCGGCCAGCACATCGGCTTCGGTGAACCCGTACAGGTAGGCCAGGTCCTTTGCGGTTCCACCAGCAGCGCGGAAGTCGTCTGCCAGGCCTGTGAAATCGCCAGTACCCCGGTACTTTTCGAACGTCGGCGCGAGGCTGTCGAGACGCTTCTCGTAGTCAGGAGCGGCGTAGTCATAGATGACCGCGCCGCCGCCCAAAATCGCCGTGGGCGTCTTGTACTTGCCGCTGTTCGCCGGCTGGAATCCGCCGCCCCCACCGCCACCCCAGTCCGGCGTCGGCGTCTTGCCGCCGCCACCACCGCCCGTGGTGGTCGGTTTTTCAGGGAACAGCAGGGCCTCCAGCGCCTTGATCGCTGCTTCCACGCTGAGCGTCGCATCGATCTGGGATTTGTTGCCGTCCAGCAAATCCCGCCAGTACGTCAACGTCTTATCCAGGCGCTGCAGCTGCTCTTGCGAGTTCTTGAGCTGCCTTTCCTCGACGCTGAGCTGCGTGTCGCCGTAGCCAGCGATCTGCGACAGCTGGTTGGCCAGCACCAGGGCGTCCCGGTCGCGTTCAAACTGCGATGCGTAGCGGCCCGATGTGATGCCGCCACGCGCCGCCGTGATCGCGTCCGTGAGCCCGTCGAAGCTGGAGAGCTTGGCTCCACCGCGCACGCCCGCGAGGGCCTGCTCGATGTACACCATGCCCTGGACAGCCTGCATCTGCTGGGCCGCATCGATGGAGCCGAAGAGCTCCTTCGCGCTTTGCTTGAGCGGCGTCAGGATGCTGGATATCGCCTGCACTGCTGCCTGCGAGTCCGTCACGATCCGCTGCCAATACTCCTGCTCACGAGCCACCGCCGCCTCGAAGTTCGCCAGCGCTGCGTCCTTGGCCTTCTGCTTGGCCTCCTCCAGTGCGCGCACCGCTTCGTCAGCCGCCGTCTTTGCCGCGTCGGCCGCCGTCTCCGCAGCTTTCTGGGCATAGTCAGCCGCAACACCAAACATCTGGGCCAGAGCCAAAAGCTTGGCAGCAAGCTCCGTGTTGCCCGACGCCAATGCGTCCTCGATGAGCTTGCGAAACGCCTTCTTAGCCGCTTCGCCGTCCTTCGGGTCGATGTCAACGCCCAGACCCTTGAGCTGCTCGCGCACCTGACGCTGCAGGATCTCTGCGCGCTCGGCTTCGGAATAGAACCCGGCGTAGAAGGCATTGATGTTGCCCGTCAACGCCTCGATGCCGCCGCTGAACTTGAGCAGCGCGGTCTGGGCCTTGGCACTCAAGTCGTTGAATCCGACCAGGGTGTTGGCCCAATTCTTGAAAGAGGCATCGATCACCGCGATCTTTTGAATCGCAGCGGTCAGCCCCTCGACGGTCACGTCGTCACCCAGCGCATCCAGCTCTTCGCGCATCCAGCCCGGGATATCGCCCTTCTTGATTTCCGCCACCAGCGCGCCGCCCATGTCGCCAACGAACTGCGCCCAGGCCTTCTGCGGATCAGCATCGAGCTCACGGTCCTTGTACTTCGTGAGCACCTCTCCCGTGAGCTTGTCGATGATCTGAAAGAAGCCCATCGCCCCTTCGTCGCCGTGCTTGGGGTTCGTGGAGAACCCGGCAGCAATATCGACTTCTCGGGCCGTGACGCCGCCGATCTTTGCCAGCGCCTTGTACATGTCGAGCATGCCCTTCACCGTGGTGTCGAGCTGCTTGTCGATGGCCTCGTTCTTGCGGCTGGTGAAGTCGCCCAGGGTGTTGCCCCATGCGTCCGTCCCCAGCGCCTGGCGCGCGGCCAGGTCGCGGTCGGTCGTCGCCGTGGAGGCCACGCCGCCAGAGTGATTCGGGCCACGGCTGCCGAACCAGTCGCCGGAAAGAATCTTGAACAGTGCAATGCCGCCCAGCAGGATCGGGGCCACCGTGCCAAGCAGCTCTGCACCCGTGTACAGACCCGGATTCGTGAGCACACCAGTGACGCTGCCACCGCTGCCCCATGCGCCCAGGCCGTTCATGAACCCCGCACCGGCACCACCGCCGAAGATGCCCATGGCAGACTTGCCGCCGCTGAGCATGCTCAAGGGATTGAGGCCGCCACTGGCAACGCTGGCAGCCTGGCCACCCATGCCCAGCAGCGAGCTCACTCCGTACTGCACGATCGGCTCAAGCACAAGCGTTGCAAACAGCCGCTTGAGGTACTGCGCCGCATCCTTGCCGCCGCTCATGATGTAGTCGCTCAAGGTCCGGCTGATGGTCTGGGCGGTCTTGTCCCAGTCCTTCGCGGCTTCGTCCGCCGCCTTCTTGTTGCCTTCGCGGAAGCCCTTCTGCTGCAGCACGCCCAGCAGCTCCTTGCGCGCGGCAAGCTCCCGCTCCAGGGCATCAATGGTGGCCTGCGACTCCGTGCCCATGCGGGCCATCTGCAGCTGCTCTTCCAGGCGCGCGATGGTCAGGCGCTCTACGGCCTCGGCCAGTGTGATGTTGGCTGCAGCAGCCAGGGCATGCGCCTCCTCTTCCTGGCGCGCCTTGCGCACGGCATCCTCCGCAGACTTGATCGCGGCTTGGCGCTTGTCGGCCAGGCGGTCGGCCTGCTTGATGTCGTCCTCGATGGCCTTCTGCAGGTCGCGGCGGGCCTTCTCCTCTTCGCGAGTTGCGGCGACCATGAACGGCTGCTTCGCCAGCAGCTTGGCCTGCTCCTTCTCCAGGTCAGCCAGCGACAGGCGGCCCTGTGAGAAGGCCTTGCTTAGCGTGTCCCACTCTTTGTAAAAGTCGGACGACAGCCCAGCGAGCTTCCCGTAAAGGTCACGCTGGTCGGCCAGTTCCTTGTTGTATTCCTTGGCGGCCTTTGCTCCGTCCTTGTCCTTTTTCGCATACTCCTCTCGGATTGCTGTCAGGCGCTGCTGAATCTCCGCCTCGCTATAACCGGCCCGGACTCCGAGTTCGCGCTCCTGGGCCAGCTCCCGCTCCATCTTTTTCGCGTCGGAGAGGTACTTCAAGCCCTTCTGGTTCCACTCGTCACGGGCGCGCACTTTTGCATCTTCGGCCGCCCTGCGCTCGGCGGTTTCCTTATCTTGGTCCGCCTCCTTCTGCATCGTCGCAAGCTCTTCCTTGCGGAGGCGAATTCGTTCCTTCAGGGCGTCAATGTCCTGCTGATTGAGTCGCGCTGTGCCACGGCCTGTTGCCGCGCCACCCCCTGTATTGCCGAATCCGCTGCCTTGGGCAATTTGGCGCTCCATCCCGGCGATGTCTTCTGTAGCCCCCGCAATCTTGTCCGCCAAAGAGGATGCGCGACCAGCACCCAGCATCAAGTCCCAGACCTTGGAGGCAGTCTTTCCGAGCTTGTCCCAACTGGTTTCCAAAAAGCCGAGGTTTGTACGAATCTCCGTCGATCCCTGATTCAGGGTCTTCGCATATTCGCGCTGCAGCAAGGCTGCGGCCTCAGTTTTTCGCCCTTGCTCCTCCAGGGCTCGCGCCTCCTCATAGGTGGCTACGGTCAGGAAATTCATCCCCTTCTGGAGATCCATCGCGGCCTTGAGCGGCTCGTCCTGCAAGCTAGCAAAAGCCTTGGCGGTCTTCTCCACCGAAGTGCCTGTCGCCCGTTCCCAGTCGAGAGCAGCCTGCGCAAACTCCTTCAGCGAATCCGTTCCTCGCACGCCAGCAGAGACGAAACTGGCAAGTGCACTGGATGCACGGCGCTCCGTCCCAGAAATGGCCGCCATTTGAGAGGCGAACTGCTGCAATTGGGCAACCGAAGCGCCTGCAGCATTTCCCGTAGTGACCAGGGAAAGGCGCAGCGCGTCAACTTCCTTGGACCCCTGGTAATAGGCAACTGCAAGCGTGCCGGCAGCCGCAGCGGCCACCGTAAAAGGATTCACCAGCCCCAGGATGTAGCCGCCGAGCGCCTTTGCAGCCGCCCCTGCGCCGCCGAACATGTCCTTCAGCTGCCCACCCTGCTGCAGGAAGACGGTCATGGGATTCATGCCGCCCTGCAGGGACACCACGATGTCCGTGAACTGAGCGGGAACGCCGCGCAGGGCGGCTTCCGTCGCCTTGGCGGACATTCCGATCTTTCCCAGACTTTGCACAGCCGCGTTTTGCGCGGTATCCGCCTTCTTCAGTTGATCCAGGTAGGGAGATAAAACATCTCCACCAAAGTTGGCTGGCTTGCCAAGAACCTCATAGAACTTGCCGACCGATTTCTCACCCGCCTCGCTTGCGGCAGTGGTCTTTTTGATGCTGTCGATGATGGATCGAGAGGCCCCATCGACCTTCTGCGCAGCCTGCTGGCCCCCATCGCCAATGGAGCCAATGCTCTCCCCAATTTTCTTTGCGGCAGCCTCAACACCAGGCCCAGTCTGGCCGAGCTTCTCAAGCTGCTTTTGGGCGCGCTCAAGATCAGTGGTATCGGCCTTGAAGTGGATCGCGCCTATTTCTTCGCTCATACGGCCTCGCCAATAAAAAAGGCCCGCCAACTGGCGAGCCCATGAAAAAAGCCCCGGTGTCACCGGGGCTTGGTTTGATGCGCTATTGCGCGTGAGATTCTTTTATCTGACGGATGACAACTTTTTTCCGCAAAGCTCTGACTTCAAAACATCAAACAGCGAGTCATCAGCGCCTTCTTTGAGTTTGACGTGCCCCTGCCTAGAGAAGAATGGCACGTAGCCAGTGAACGCTCCATAGCTGTTCTTAGCGTTGACCTCTCCACACAGGTACAGGTCTTTGCCGTCAAGCTCACGGTACACCGCTAGGTCGCGGTACTTCGCACCGTCCGGGTCCTTGAAGTCCTTCGTCAGGGCGCGCTTGGCGGATGCGATGAAGCTTGAGTAATCCTGCGCCAGGCATGGCGCAGAGACGAAGATCGCAACTACGCCAGCAAACATCACCTTATGCATATTCTCTCCATTTAATTGCCAGTAGCTATACTTAGTCACTACACTGGAATAACTTTCCAAGCGGAGCCTACCCCAAATGCAGCCTTGCATTTGGAGCAAGATTCCGAATAAAGAGGAATAATAGATTCACAGTTCGGACATTGTCCCTTTGGCCCATTCTCCAAACTGTCCTTTTTCCAGTTCGATAATTCAGCAGCCTCTATTGCTGGATCTTTCCAATCTGACTCAACCTGCAAGCGCCTTGTTGCGCGGGAAAGATCATCAGAGGATATATGGCCCTTGACGTGCTGCTCCTGAAGGACTTTCATCCTAGATTCTTGCCATGCTGCGTCAATTCGTCTGATCTTGACATACACGGGAGCTAGCGCCATACGCAGCGCCGAAGGCTCCATCCCAGAATAGTGCAGATGCAGTTCACCGAAATTGGTGATCAGCGTCAGGAATGTATGCACCTTTGTTTTAGTGGTGATGAAGTTGAGTAGTGTTGCAATAGCTACACCCTCCAACGCGCCATCAACACCGAATCCACCTCCAATAAAACCACCGCCGGTAGTCACTGAGCCAGGGCCAGCGATTTGCAATTCAGCGAGCTCAAAGATGCCAAATGTCGCCGTGCGTGCGGCATGGATGCAGTGCACGTTTCCTTCTTCGAACGAAACATTGATTTTGCTACCGATGGCAAAGGGAAAGCCGTTGGCGCCAAGAACTATGCAATCCACGAGAACTGGGTTGTTTGTATCTGTTGTGGACATGCCCCCTCCGTGATGAACGAGAGCACATCGTAACAAAGCCACTGCCAAGCTCTGCTACACTGGCACCGTCCCTGCAGTAACAGGGACCTGGGTTTGGCGACCCGGACGTCAAGGCGCAGAGCAACAGCCGCGCCACATTGGTAGCGGCTTTTTTGTCTGCGCAGCACGGATCCGTTTACGGCGGGCCGTGCGGGGACACGCGCAAGCGTGTGCCGGATCCTTGACCCGGTTCGCCAACCTCGCACGGTCTGCCACCCTCATTTGGCGATGCGGGTGGCTGGTTCTAACCAGTCGTCAAGGAGCCCATCATGGCTGACACCTCCAAGCAATCTGCTCTGGCCTTCAACGCTGAGCCTTCGCAATCCACTTTCAATTTCAACGGCCACCCGATCCGCGTCATCGTGCGCGACGGCGAGCCCTGGTTCGTCGCAACTGACGTATGCGCCGCTCTCGGCTACGCCAACACCAGCAAGGCTGTCGGCGACCACCTTGATGACGATGAGCGCGCGTCCGCCATGGTTCAGAGGACCCATAACGATTCGTTAGGGGTGCCCACAAACATCATCAGCGAGTCCGGCCTCTACGCCCTGGTTCTCCGCAGCCGCAAGCCTGAGGCCCGCAAGTTCGCCAAGTGGGTCACTGGCGAGGTGCTGCCCAGCATTCGAAAGAACGGCGGCTACGGAACGATCAGCCAGGAGCGCATGGATGCGGCCCTTGCCATGGCATCAGAAGTCGCGGAATTGGCTCACCGCCACGTCATGCAAGCCGTCTTGGCTGGCGAAGACCCCTGGGTCCACGACCGCTGGGTTTTCATGTTCAACCTGCGTGATCCCCGCTTCAGCATGGGCAACGGCTTCGCATCGAATGGGTGGGCTAAGCGCATCGAATCGGATGCTGTGGTTGAGTCCCCGTCCGGATTGGCTGAATCGATCAGCAAAGGGATGTGGCCGATCAGGAGCGAAGACCTCTCGGCCATCATTAGCGCTTGCGCCAGCCGGCTGGAACTTCGCAGCCGCCAGGGCCGAGCGCTCGCCGCCTGAGTACTTTTCAGTTACTCAAGTCGATGCATCCTGCCGCTCTCTCAAAAGATTTAGCGGCAGGATTCTGGCTACATCAGAGGAGTTGTCTCTTGTCCGACGATCGCAACACCATCATCTTGAACCTGCTCTCAGAGGCCGCTGCCACATCTTGCTCCGAGAGGCCGTTCAGTGCTCTGGATCTTCTGCTGGAAGTCAGCAAGCTTCTGGACGAAAGCAATAGTTCGCTGTTTGAGCCCATACGCGATGCCATTGGCATTGCCGCGTCTTCAATGGCCGTGGCTCGCGCGAGAGACTCAGCAAACGAAAGACCTACCGAGGCACATGTTTACTTCGCTCAACGCGATGACGGGCTGATAAAAATTGGGTTTGCACAGGATGTGGATTTTCGCATCAGGAAAATCTCATCCATGGCGGGCTCCGCCCTAACCGTGCTTGCTGTTGAAACTGGTGGTTTTGAAGAAGAACAGCGGCTTCATAAGAAGTTTCATGCGCATAGACATCATGGAGAATGGTTCCGTCCAGCCGTTGAAATCAGAGCATACATTGACTCCATAAATGCAAGGTGTCAGGACGGTAGCTAGCTTCAGAAGGGGTGTCGGCTTGGCCGCCCCCCACGGCCCGCCCAGCGGGCTTTTTCGCGCCTGGGCTGGGGGTTCTTGAAACGAGAACACCTTCAGCGAAGGCATGGTGGAAATCACCATACCCAGGCCATGACCTCGGGAAACGCGAGGCCGTCGGCCAGACCGACGCCCCGGGCCCGGTTGCCCTCCTGGCATACGATGGGAGCTTCCACACAACCATCGCCAGGAGGGCGAAACCCATGAAGCGAGACATGGACTTGATCAGAGACATCCTGTTCTGGATGGAGGAGCACGAAGCAGACTTCCCAAAAATTCCAGAAAAGTCGGAGAGGGAGATCGGCTATCACTGCCACCTGCTTGCGGACGCCGGCCTGATAGAGGCAGCAAAATCGACTCCATTTGAGGAGACCATTCCTCAAGCGATTCCGATCTCTCTGACCTCTCGTGGACACGACTTCATCGACTCTGCGCGCAGCAAGACCGTCTGGTCAACTGTCAAAAGCAAGGTCGCCACAACCACAGGAGGCGTATCTATTGCCATCATGACGGAGCTACTCAAGGAGGAGTTAAAGCGGCGCCTAGGGCTCTCTGGATCCTGAGGAAGCAGTTGGCGTAGCACATCGCACCGTGCTCGATGAACCGACGACCCGCCTCATCACTTTCGGGCTGGAGTGCCGCGCTTCTAAACGCTGCAGCGCTCCAGCCCCTGATTTCCTCCATTGCTTGGGAGACTCTGGATTCCAGGCGTTCACCAGAAGCTTGCCCACCATCCCAGGGATTGAACGCCTTGGGCACGATGGCCTCGCCTTCATGGATCTTCGCGACAAGATCGCACGCGGCAGCCTTCTTGGCGTCGATTTCAGCCAAGCCCGCGGCGGTGGCAGCGTGCTTGGCCGACTCTGCTGCCGCACGGGCATTGGCTGTCGGGGCGTTTTCATGGGGGTCCATAGTTCCTCCGGAAATTCAAAGGCCGCCCTCGGGCGGCTTTACTCTTCGCGCATTGCGGCCAAGGCCTCGGACTCCATCACGCGGATGTCGCTGAACAGCGCGTCATAGTCCTCTTCGCTCAGGCCCATGCGGTCCAGTTCGTGCTGCAGAGGGGTGTAGTCGAGCGAGGCCGGGCCGCTCATGGTGTAGCGCCACTGGCTGCCGACCTTGCACCACAGCTTGTAGGCCGGGAAGTTCTCGGGCCATATCTCCACAGGCTGCTGCTCTGCCTCCCAGTCCCGGTATGTCATGCCCCAGAAGCCGAGTTGCTCGGCTGTAGGGGGCTTGCGGTAGATGGCAGCAGCTATGGCCCTCAGTTTCCCACGCGGCCCGTGGTGCAGAGCGAGCGGTATCCATCCCACAGGGCGGCGGGCGCGGCCGGCGCTTGGTCGAACAGCTCGATCAGCGTGTCCTTGCTCAGGGCGGGGAAGTCCTCGTTCCAGGCGGCCAAGTACTTGAGCACGTTGTCGGCGTTCACGGCATCGCCGCGCTCAAACATGCCGGCGAAGCTGAACTTGACTTCGTCGCCCTCCTTCTTGACTGCCCCCTCCTGCTGGGCGGTTGCCAAGGCCAGCGTGGAGCCTGCAATCTCGTCCCAGAGGGCGCCGAATTCCTTGCGGGTGCGGTACTTGAACTTGCACTCCAGCTTCGCGCTGGTGCCGTCCGGCAAGGGAAATTCGATGGTTCCGGAGATGGTCTCGGGGCGCTTGCCCAGAATGAACGGAGCAGCCTTGTCGGCCTTCTTTGCAGATGCGGTCATAGTGATGGTCTTTCAGCAGATGGATGCGGAATGCCCGCGCCCGACTGCCCGCCTCTGCTGAGAGACGAAACAGCCGGGCCGGTGCAACTGGGGCCGATCAGACGGCGTAGCGGGTGGTGCGGCCCTGCGGGGCCATGGCGGCGGTCACGGTGTCCACCTGGCCCTTGGTGAGCGAGGGGATCTCGTTCAGGGCGATGTAGCCGTAGAAGTAGTTCACGTTGCCGTTGGGCTTGAGCACCTTCAGCGCGACCAGCAGGCGGTCCTCGGAGGCCTTCTTGACCGCCTTGTAGCCCGGCAGGCTGGGGTCATCGCCGATGGGGATCGTGATGCTGGTAGCACTGAAGCCCGTGGGGATCTGGAAGGTGTTCATGCTGGCCAGGGGAGCCACTTCGGCGAACTGCGCATCGCCTCCCGAGGTCGAGGGGTTCAGCACCTGCTGGATTTCCTGCCAGGTGGTGATGGGCAGCACCGAACCGATGCCGCCACCCGGCGTGAAGCGGTTCTCGTTGAGCGTGTCCAGGCCGTCGATGGCGAAGGTGCCTGCCGCAGTGTTGGCGACACGGAAGACGCGGTTGTTGGCGTCATCCCAGCCGGATGTGAAGATGAACTCCTTGCCGTTGGGCAGGCCGTGCGCTGCCGCACTCGCAACTGCGGGGCTGGCGTTGGTCACCGCCGTGACGGCGATAGCCGTGCCATAGACGGTGGAGATGAACAGCTTGCTGCCGTCCGGTACGGTGTATGCCATGGTGGGCCTTTCAACGAAAAAGCCCGCAGTCGCGGGCATGTGTACGCCCTCGCGGGCACAAAAAAAGCCACCCGGAGGTGGCTCAACTTTTCAAATTTGGCTGGTCAGGCGGGGAAGGCCCGCCAGTTGACGGAGACTGGCACCGTGTACCAGCCTTCGTCGGGCATGCCGCCAGCGATGGACGGCGTTCGCGTGAGATCAATACGGTGGTTGCCGGCGTCCAGGCTCTGGACTGGGGCGAACAGTGCGGCCACTTGCTCGGCCATCTGCTTCGCCTCGACCTTGCCCTGGCCTGCGGGCCAAACCACATCCACCTGGAAGATGCCGAGGCACTCAGCTGCATCACCCACCAGGGTGAAGTCCCTCGGCGTGTTGTGCAGATGGTGCACGCGCAGGTAGCCCTGGCCGGTCGTCGGCTCGAATGCCACATCCTCCCAGGCGATGGGGGGCGGCGTGGCCAGGATCATCAGGCGTTCCTCAAGGGCTGATTCGATTGCCACAATGCTCATGCTTCACCCCTCACTGCATCTGCCGTCTTCTTCAGTGCCTGCCCAGTGTTCTGAAGCGACAACCGCACCATTCCGTTTGGAGCCTGCTTGGACCAGCCATATTCAAGGCGCTTCGCGTATGGGAGGTTGTTTGAGACGTAGATCACCATCCCGAGCTTCAACCCGTCGAACACCGTAGCGGCGCGCTTCAGAGAGCCCGACCCGCTTGCGTCTGGAGTCTCCTCCACGGCTGAGTTGATGAACCCTATCCCAACCTGCCAGTTGTTTTTGAAGCGCCCGCCTGTGTAGCCCTTGCCGACAGCCAGAGGGAATTTCTTGTTCACCACCTGCCTGCTCGTACCCTTGCGCCGCTTGCCAGGATTCGCCGCGTTGTACGTGAAAGCCTCCTCGCGGTATGCCTCTCTTGAAGATATGACGCCTTGATTCGCCTTCCACAGATCCGGGTTCCCGACAGGGGAGCCATCCACGCAGTCGCTGAGGATCTCAAGCAACGTTCTGCGAACAATCTCCCGGGAGCGTTCGATTTGCACCAGGCACACGCGCTGCAGGTCTTCAGCAAAGCCCATCACACACCTCGCAACTGGAGCTTGTAGAGCACCGCCACGCCGGCCGGCGCAACGATCCCGACATCGACCACGTTGTAGACCTTGGCGCCCACGGTCACGGTGTCGCCCGTCTTTGGAGCAACCTCGATCTGCGGAGCTAGGAGCAGGCGTTGATCGCCGTGCTTGATGAGCGTGCCATCGATGTCGCGCTGCTTGTAGCCGAACAGCGCGCCGGTGCCGGGGTAGTCGAGCACGGAGGGCGTGACCGGCTGGCCAGGCACGAATGGACCGGAAGGCGCTGTCTTGCGATGCAGCGTGACGGGCTGGCCCGCCTCGGCAATGGACTCCAGCGCGCCTGCGGCGATCTCGGCGTAGTCGATGGCCATGGGTCACTCCTCGCGCCGGCACGGGTCCGGCTTCCAGGTCATGCGCCTGGCCTTGATGGTCCGCTTGCCTAGGGCAATGGCCTTGAGCACGCGGTGCCGGCCGTCGGCGATGGAGCCGTGCCAGTCCAGCAAGATGGGGCAGTCTAGGTCGGCGTCCATGCACTGCTTCACGTGCCGGGCCAGGCCCAGCATGTCGCAGTCACGCCAGATCACATGGTCGAGGTCGATTCCGGCCAGTGGCATCTCGAACACGGGAAGGTCCTTGGTGTCATCGAGCAGCCTGGCCACCGAGTACCAGCAACCTTTGCCGTCGTGGTAGTAGTCCTGCAGGGGCTCGTTCTCTTGGAACTTGACCTTGGGCGGCCGGGTGTCACGCTTCGCCATGCCCTACCCCCTCACCAGACGGATGTTCATCGCGCCTCCCGTGGTCAGCCCACGCAGCAGCGCATCAATTACCGCGAACCGCATCTGTCCACCCTGCTGGCCCTCGGCCCAGCGCGTGGTGATGTCATCAACGGTCTGCTCGATCTTGACCCGGCCGTCCGAGTCCTGGAACAGCTCCCCATTTGCAGCACGCCAAGCGGCCTCGCAGCACGCGTCCTTGACCTTCTGGGCCACGGGGTCGAGGTACTGCGGGTCAAGGGCGTAGTTGCTCAGGATGTACTGCGTGGCGCGCCGTAGCGCGACCTCCTGGGCGGGCTCGTCGGCTGGCCACGTATGGCCGTAGTTCGCCATGTAGACCACCGCCTCGGCCAGGGTCACGAGGCTGTCATAGCCCTCAGCCGGGGCAACGATCAGCGCCATGGTCAGGGCACCGCTTCCAGCAGGGCTTGCAGGTCGGCCTTCTTGGCGCCCTCGGGCACCTCGACGCCCTTGGCTTCCAGGGCGGCGCGCAGCTCGGCCACAGTGGCCTTCTTGGCGCCCTCGGGCTCGCCATCGTCGGCAGGGTTCTCGTAGCCCTCGGGCATGAAGATGGCATCGATGATTTGGAAGCCGCGCTTGCGCAGCTCGGCCTTGCGCTCCGGCTTCACCGGATGCGGCTCGTACCAGACCTTTTTGTCTTGCATGTGGTTCTCCCAGAGGAGAGGGGCCGAAGCCCCTCCCATTACTTGGCGGCGTCGCCGATGGTGACAACGCCGGCCGAGGCCTTGACGCTGTTGGCCACCAGATCCCAGTTCGTGCCGGTTGCCAGCTCAGCATCGGTGGGGCTCTTACCGCCGTTGGCGGTGTCCCAGGTGTAGCCCTTCAGACCCAGACCGAAGGTGTAGTCGGCCTGCATCGTGGTCTCGATGCGGTTTTTGCCGTTGGTGGTCTGGATGTTGGTGATGAGGTCCGAGCCGTCCGAGACGACTGCGGCACCGTTCACCAGGGACAGAACCTTCACCTTGTCGGGAGTGCCCGCCGTGAACAGCGAAGGTGCATCCGTGACGATCACGGCCTTGCCCAGGATGTCCACGATGGTCACGCCGCTGAAGGTGAACAGCTTCTCGGCGTTGGCCAGGTTCTGGCCGATCAGCTTGTGGTACATCGCGCCCGTCATCACCTGGGCCACGATGCGCGCCGAAGCGTCGCCGAACTTGGCGTGCGCGCTGTTGATCGCGCTGTAGGTGATGCCAGCCGTGGCGGACACGTCATTGGTAGCGCCGGCCTGGTTGGCGATGGCGGCCACCAGCGCGGCGATGGCCGTGTTCAGCTGGTCGGCCATGATGGCCTCGGACAGGTTGCGCGAGATCACCTCCAGGGCTTCCTCGGGCGACTTCTGCACCCAGGACAGTTGGCCCGGCTCCCACAGGATGGGGCCGAAGCCGCCAGCGATCTTCACGGTGTCGTACTGCTTCTGTGCCAGAGGCGTCGAGGACTGCGCGCCGTTGGCGGCGTAGCGGTCCACGCGGCGCTGTGCGCTGTGGATGCCGGCCCAGAACGATTCCTGAAGGAAGTCGCCGTCGATGCTCTGCGTCGTCAGCTGGATGGAGCCCGCCGATGCAGCGTTGAACTTGGCCACGTCTTGGGCCAGGGTTTCGATGGTGGCCAGCTTCAGGTACTCGTTGAATACCTTCATGTCGGACAGTGCCATGATTTGCCTTTCTGCGCCTTAGGCGCCAGATGTGAGTTGCTTCATTGCGGCAATACGGTCGGCCTTGCTACCGCCGAAGTTGCCCTGTTGTTTGCCACCACCATGGCCGCCCTGCGCGCCAGAGCCGGATGCCCCGGAGCCCTTCAGGATGTGGTCCTTGCCCGGGTACTGATTGACCAGCATTTCCAGCGCCTCATCGAAGCCGGCCAGGTCACCCGGGCTTGCTGCGCTGTAGAGCTTGTTGCCGTTCGCGTCCTTGGCGACGACCTTTCCCTCTTCGATGCTGAAGGCCTTGCCGAAGTAGGCCTGCACCAGGTCAGGCGGGATCGCCAGCTTGTCCAGAGCGAACTTGGAGCGAGCGAAACTGCCGCCGATCATCTCGGCGTACAGCTGCTGCTCCAGCTTCGATGCGTTGCCGTTGGCGGCGTCCAGTTGGGCCTGGAACGCCTTGGAGATTTCGGCCTTGACCTTCTCCACTTCGCCAGCGTCAATCAGCTTCTTTTGGTCCAGCGACTGGATGGTCTCCAGCGCCTTGCGGGCAGCATCCGGGTCAGCGATCCCCTCGAAGCCCTTGAGTTTGCTTTCTGCATCCTCGAAGCGCTTGCGGTATGCGGTGCTCTGGCCGGTCAGCTCGCCGATCTTGGCGAAGGCCTTGGCGCCATCGAAGGCGATCTCAGTGCCGTCATCCTTGATGTACATGGGAGCGCCGTCTTGCAGAACAACCGCGCCGTTGGAGTCGAGTTTCAGTTTCATGGTGGTGGGACGAGCTTTCTGCTCAGAAGTTGATGGCTTACTGCCGACGAACCCGCGTCTGCTTTCTGCTTGCGACGGGCATGAAAAAGCCCGCCGTGATTGCTCAGGGCGGGCTGGTGATCTGGCCTGACGGCCGTTCAGATGTAGGGGGAGAGGCTCGCTTCGTTAAGCCAGTCCATGTATGCGCCGCGTGGCGTCCTGCCACACCCTTCCTTGCCAAGGCCCGCGCAGGACCAGCCGTGAGCTGTGGCCCTGATTCGCGGCTTGGTCAGCAACAAAACGTCCATCTCGATTCCTTCATCTGGGAAAAAGAAAGCCCGCACGGGGCGGGCTGATTGTCATTTCACAGGCCTGGGCTTCGTTCGCCTTGGCGTTGGCTCTTTCGCCACCTTGAACTCGGGCGGCATCATGGGCGACCAGATGCCCTTCTTGTCGCAGAAGTAGCAGATCCGGTCTTCGATCATCGTGCCACGGTGATAGCGGCCCTTTTCATCGATCCATGACCCATTGACCACGGTCATCACGGCCCGGCCGCCGCACTTGGGGCACTGGAGCATTCCCGGCGGCCGATACCGCGCCTTGACGCGCTCTATCAGGGCGGTCTTGGCGTCGGGCTCGGCTGGCGGGACGAGGGAGAGGTGCTTCGGCTTGTCGGTCACGGCGCAATACTACAGCCCGGCCCGCTTGAAAGCCTCTGCATCCCGCTGCCTCAGCTCATCGAGAGTGAGATAGCGGCCCTTCGAGTCGTACATCGCATCCATCCCCAGCTTGCCGTCGCGCATCAGCCTGGCCCGGGTCTCGCCGAGCACATCGGTCTGGCGCGCCAAGGACTGGTTCTTGAGCCAATCCGCGTAGCTGGTCTCCTTCGGCACCTGGCCGTCCATGCTGGCCCGGGTGCGCCCGTTGACCTCCACGTCCGGCAGATCGATGCCCAGCTCCTTGTGGCTCTTGAGCACCGGAACCTGGCCGGAGCGGCAGCGCCAGTGCAGCCGGCCCGGGCCGCTCAGCCATGGCACCTTGTGGCCGATGGGCTTGTGCGTGTCGGGCGTGTACAGCAGCCGGTCGCGTATGCGGCACATGGGCGACGTGCGCAGGTCCAGAGTCGATGACCACATGGCCGCCTTGATCAGGTCTGCATTGGCCTCCATCACGCTGTCCTGCGCCACGCCGGCCGTGTGGGCCAGCGCCGTCCGCACGACTGCCTCAATGTCCCGGCGATCCTTCTGGATCAGCCCGTCGATGTAGCCCTTGGCCCGCGTACCGCGCAGCTCTCGGATGATTTGGTCGGTGGTCTTGCCCTCGACAAAACCCTGGGCGATGGCCTGGCGCACGCGCTTGAGCTTGCCGGCGTCCAGATCGCTCCAGATACCCTGCAGCAGATTCCCCTGGAAGGGCCGAGACAGCGCCGCAGCGTAGACCTGCTCTGCCGACACTGCCGCCACGTGCACGCCCACCGGCAAATGCGTCTTGAGCATCTGCTCCTGGTAGCTGACCTCGTAGGGCACGAACTGCTTCAGCTCTTCGGTCAGAGCCCGGCCCAACTGGGCGTAGGCCTCGCTGTTCAGCGACCAGATGCTGGTCAACAGCGACTCCAGGCGCTGCATGGTGAAGCTGCCAGCGTCCAGGCCTTCCAGCCTGGCGGCCAGTTCAGCCATCAGCCGCTGGTCCGAGCGGTTCAGAAGCGCGATGATGCGCGCCACGACTCCGTTGTCGTACCGTTGCAGGGCGACCATGTGCCGGATGGCTTCCGAGAGAATCAGGTCATTGACCGAGGCCATCACTCACCTCCAATGGTTCCGAGTGCTGGCCCCTCGCTTGCGATGCGGTCGAACTCCGCTTCAGCATCCAGATCAGGCGAGAGCACGCCGCGGCGCTGCATCTCCTTGATCGCCGTCTCCTTCGACAGCAATCCGGCCTGGTACAGGCTCACGATCATCTGCGCACCGGCCTCCGTGAGGCTCTGGGCGGCGAAGTCCTTGAACAGCGTCACCTTGGCCGTGCGGTCGATACCGAGCCACGCGGCCATGTAGTCCAGCACAAGATCAAGCGCATCCTCGTAGTTCTCAACGATGCTCTGCAGCGCAGACTTGTTGGCCTCGGCGTCGTTGGACGCCTCCGTCGCAGTGCGCTGGCCGGGCTGTGCGACCAGCAGCTCGGCACCGGTCTGGATCATCTGCTCCTCAAGAGCGTTCAGCTCGGAGCGCCCAACAGTCACGGACTCGGCCGAACCCTGCAGCACATCGGCGCTCCCGCCGGCTGGCAGGTTGACCGCCTGGCTAGCCGCCATGACGATCTCATCCTTGTTGTTGATGCCCGAGAACACCAGAAGGCGCTTGCGGGCAAAGCGGGCAGAGTCGTCCTGGTCGCTCTCGTTCTGCCAGTGCTTCACGTTGAGGTAAGCCAAATTTAGCAAGGGTGGCATGCCCTGCATGAATGCAGCACGCCGGCCGTAGACGGGCACAAATGGAATGAAGCTCAGGGTTGTCGCTCCAGACTCCTCGCTGACCAGTGAATAGCTGCCGTTCGCCGATTCCTCCCAGACCTCGAAAGACCCGGGCCGCAGTACGCGCACACGCTTCAGGAGCTTGGTTCCATAGTCCCCGTCCGGCACCTCCTTGGTCTCGGCGATGCGCAGCATCGTGAGGCCAGGCTTGCCGCCGACATCACCCACCATCCAGCCCAGGATCTGCTCGGCCTTGATGTGCACGCAGTAAGGGCGGGCGCCAATGGCCTTTTCCTCAGCCCGCGTCCTCGCCCTGCCTTGCGTTCGGGTGAAGTCCACCAGGATGCCGCCGAACCCATACTTGATGGCCGAATGGTCGAACACATCCGACGCAAAGGCGTGCAGGCTGCGGCCCTCGCCGTCGATGTTGTTGCACAGGTCGAGGATGGCGTCGGGCGTGTCCTTGGAGAGCGTCACCTCCTTGGCGAACGGCTTGCCGGCCATCACCGTGCATGTTCGCTCGAAGGCGGGGAACAGAGTGGCCACCGCCAGGCGGTAGTTGTAGTCGTCCAGGTCTTCCTTCGGTTGGCGCGGCAGGAACGTCGTGGACGCTGCACGCATGGTCCGAGTGCCCCCCAGCAGCGCAGTCAATAGGGGCCACTCCGCCCCCATTGCTGACATCTTCGGGTCGCGGTCTTGAACGTTCAATGCCATAGAGAAACCCGCCTCCATTGCTGGGGCAGGCCTGTTTTCACATGCGGAAGGTGAACGCCGCTGCTTGTTTCTTCACGATGGGCCACATGTATGCGAGGGGATACCCCGCCGCATCGATCACGTGGTCCACGCCGCTTGACTTGTCCGGCAGCCCATTCTTGTCATAGGCCTGCTGCTCCAACGCCTCGGTCAGCTTCGGGCAGCGCAGGGTGTTGACCTTCAGGCGCCGCACGCCCTCCCCATTCAGGATCAGGGCGTTGACGGCGTTGATGCGGTCGGCCACCGCGGGGTTCGTGCCGTTCACCTGCACGGTCAGGTTGTGATCCCGCAGGATCGACAGGTCCGACTCGCTGGCGTTCTTGCTGCTGCTGTTCTGCCCAGAGGCGTCGGGATACACCGTGACGGCGTGGCCCTTGTTCTGATATCGCTCCCTGAACAGCCGCGCCATGTAGGGCGTATCCCGGCCGTCCGTGATCTCATCCACAGCCACGGGCCAGCCATCCCTCAACACGTAAGCTACAGCCGCCATGTGCAGGCGGTTGAAGTCCATGCCGAGCATCACAGGCTCACCCTCCTGCAGCGACTCAGCGCTGTGGTTCAGCTTGCGGTCAAAGTCGGGGTAGACGCTGCCCGAGGTCAGGTTGACGAACAGGCCGCGCAGGTAGGCGTCGATCAGCTGCTTCGGGTAGCTGTCGAACAGCGACGGGATGTAGTCGGCCGGCAGGTTCTTGGCGTTCTCAAACGTGCTGGCCTGGATCAGGCCGTACAGCTTCGCCAGTTCTGGCTTGTCCTGTACCGCCTTGACGAACTGCTGGTGCGTGAACTTGAACCCTTCTGGGGTCGTCGTCACGTCCACGCCGTTCTTCAGGCCGTCCACGTTGTAGCGCATCCGCGCGATGATCTTGCGCCAGGCCTGCTCAGCCTTCTGCTTGGCCATCACGTCCAGCTCATCCACCAGCGCCTGGCCGATCTTGAAGCCCACGATGGACTCGGGCCGATCCATGGAGCGGCAGATCACCGTGGTGCGGTACTGGCGGCCGGAGAAGAGGTGAACCTCCTTGTTCGACTCCCTGATCTCGGTTCTCAGCCCCCAGTCGTGCGCCACCTCCTCGATGGTCGGGAAGAAGATGTCGCGGATCTGCGGATAGCTCGGGGCGAAGTAGCCGGCATTGATACGTGGGAACTCCCAGGCATGCGCCGACAGGCCCGAGCACCCAACCCAGGTCTTGCCCGAACCGAACCCCGCCACGAAGGCGCGGAACTTGTGGGGCAGAGCGAGGAAACGGGACTGCGGGACATTCAGGCGCGGGCTAACGGTCTGCATCGGCGCTTGCGTCCTGCACCTGCACGACGACCTTGACCGGCTGCGGCGCCTCCCCGCCCTTGCCATCACCATCCAGAGGCTTGCGATTCACGTACATGTCGCCGCACTCCTTCGCCGCCTGCTCCAGCACCTGAAGAGCCAGCGGCATGTTCTTCATGGACTCGGCCTTCGAAACAATGCGCTGCAGCACCTTCAGCCGGTAGGAGCGCTGAGCAATCGGAATCTCGGTGATCTCGTTCTTGAACGCATCGCGTGTAGCGAAGAACACGTCCCGCCACTTCTTGGACAGGTCCTTGCCCGACGCCTTGGTCGGGTCGTAGACCGCCACGTGCGCGCGGTCCAGCACCAGGCCGAATTCCTCCTTGACCGCCTCAGCCACCTGAGACGGCGTGTCGTAGCAGGCGAGCGCTTGCACAATGAAGCGCTTGACCGCCTCATCGAGCCTCGCCATATGCGCTCTCCTGTATATGAGTGGTGAATGTTATGCCGCAGCCTTCAAACAGGTGCCGCATGCGTGAGCGATGTTCCCCAGGCGCAGCTCCGGGCCGGCGTTCGCCGCATCCACGAGCCGCTTCACTTCGACCGACGGGCCGTAGCGCTTGACCACGCCGACGAACTCCTCGACATCGTGGCCGCGGATCCGCAGCTTGGGTTTGCCGTCCTTCCCGAACCGGGGAGCGCCGAAGTCATCCAGCGCCTGGGTGATGTGGTACAGCTCATGCTCCACCAGCGCGCACCAGTCGGCATCCGAGCACTGGGCGCAGTAGCTGGCATCCAGGGTGATCATGAAAGCTGGCACGCGGCCGAACCAGTCCTCGAACTGCTGCTCCTGCCGGCCCTTCTGCCAGCCACCGGCACGGATCATCACTTCCTCGGCCTGACCGATCACGGTCTTCATGGCCTTGGAGAATCCGCCGGGAGCCCAAAGGAAGACCAGGTCAGCGTCGATCAGGTGCGCGTGGTCTGGGTTGTGAATGCGGCCATCCTCCGCAAGGATCTCGGCCTGCACCCACTCCGCCACCCCTTCTGCCGGGACGTAGCGCCACAGGTCAGCGGGAGGATATGGCCGGGCGCCGATGGCAGCAGCCGGCTTTGCCTTTGCCGGTGTTGCCATGGCAGGACTTCCTTACACTGTATTGATGACTGAAAACTTTGACGCCGATGAAATACGCGCTATCCGCGCGAAGCTTTTGGGATTCCAAAGCCGTTGCAAACAAATTTCGAATGAGATTGGTGAACGCAAGTCACTGACAACCGATGAGAAAGAAAGGCTGCAAGAGCTCTACGCCAGCCTGAAGGCAGATCTCAAAGCCGAGTCAGCCGCTCTCCGCAAATGCTGGGACGATCTCTCCCGGGCAGAGGAGTGCTTCTATGAGCCTGCGATCAGGAAAGCGGCAATTGCGCTTCGACCTGCGACCAACTCCAACCCCATCACCTCCGGCTGGTTCTCTGCTCTATTCGACTGCGAAGGAGAGTTCTCCTACGTGCTCTTCAACTTGGAAAAGCTGGACATTTAGCCCATGCTCCCATGATCAGGCGCCGTCTTTCAGGCGCTGGAGTGCTTCTGCCGTCTCAGGCAGGTCGGGGTATGTGGCGTCTTCGCCGACGCGGGCGAAGGTCTCGACCTCCACGCCAAAGCCAGCGACGTGGTTGCCGCCGCAGTGGGCGCAGCGGAAGGCTTGCCCCTTGAAGACCATCTCCTCATCGAACAGGTCCATGTCGGCGCGCTGTACGGGGCAGTCGTAGGATTGCCAGACTTCGCGCGCGGCGGTCATCCCAGCGCCTCGTCATCGATGCGCAACCGGACGGTGGTGACGATGTGCTCCGGCGTCGCGGACTCCATGCGGTTCACCTGAACCCAGTCCACATCAACCCTGGCGCGCATGCCCGTGGCCTTGGAGAACTCAGCCATCGCGTCGCGGATCTTGGCGGCGGCTGTCTTGGCGTGTTCTTGGATTTGGTCGCGCGGGGTCATGACGCTCTCCTGTGAATAGGTGCCACCGCTGCGGGCAAGGCGTCCTGAGCGAGTGAGGCGTGTTGAGCGCGCCCGAGCGGTGGCGGAAACGAAAAAAGCCCCGTAGAAGCGAGGCTTGGTGTGTGGGTAGCGGAGCTGGGATTCGAACCCAGGCAGAACGGCGTATCGGCTCTCGGCGCCACGCAGATCCTCTTGCATCGAGTCACCATTCAGCCATCTCTGGCACTCCGCTGAATTGGTCACCCCATCGGACTTACGCCTGCTGGGGCGCTGGGGGGATGCCGTTCGCGAACTATCCAGCTCCGCTGCGCTTGCGGTGGAGATCACCGCCCCGTCATACCTCTCGGGGGCGGCCCTGGCTGGATCAGGGGATGAAACAGAAAAGCCCCGACTGCGTGAGCAATCGAGGCTTGAATGGCTGGCGTCCTCGCAACGGCCTTGCGCCCATACCCTGGCGTGCGGGATAAACGCCCCGATTTCTCCGGGCGCGTCTGTCCATCTCGGTCCTGCCTACGTCAACAAAGCGGAGGGAGCGAATTGGACAGTGGGGAGGCCTAAGCACAGCCCCGAGTTGAGAATTTTCAGACTCAACGCGGGGCCAACGTTAGCACATTAATGCGTGAAAATCAAATCAGCGCATCAGCTTACGCACGCGGCCGCTCAGGGCACGCCGGCAGTCGTTCACATGGTCGATCAGGTACTGCGCGTCACGGTTGGCCGGCTCCCGGCGCAGCTTCTCTCCCTTGCACTTCGGGCACTTGTGCATGCGCCCCTTGCGCTCGATCTCACCAACACCGGCGCAGACCTTGCAGCTGGGGTCCAGCATCCATTCGATGGCGGCCGTGATTGCGGCGGCCGGATCCACAAACTTGCGCTTGTGCGCCACGTACAGCAGCGCGGCATAGACCCGGGTCATGTCAGCCTTGGTCGGCTTGCTGACCAGGCGCATGAAGTGGCTGGCCATGTTGCTCGCGCTCATTCCGTTGGCCTTCACCAGATCGACCTGGCCGATGCGGTGGGGCACGTCCTGCAGATTCGTCGCACCAGTGGCGCAGAGGTAGCGTTCTTCAGTCATTGCTGGCTCTCTTTCTTCAGTTGCTTGGCTTTGGCTCGGTAGTGGTCCCGAATTGCTCGGACTTCATCCCGGCTCCATTTGTGGTCGATGTAGTTGGTCTCGACTGCCTCCAGACGCTCCTGGCCGATGCGCGCGAGCACCCCGGCGCGGAACTTGGAATAGGTCGTGCCGCCGGGGCGGTTGCAGTTCTTGCGCTGGCCGAAAACGTTGTCCTCGTTGAAGCGCAGATGCGGCGCGGTGGAGCGAGAGCGGAAGTGACCGGCGTCCATCGAGCCACCAGGCTTCGTCGGCTCGAAGGGCATGCCACAGCAAATGCAGGGCAGGCCTGCGTCGCGCAGGCGGATGAACTCGTTGAGGGCCGTCTGCGCCTCCGCCAGTAGCGTGCGCAGGTTCTTCTGCTCCTCCTTGAGCCGGCGCGTTTCAGCCTTTGCTACCCGGGCGGCCATGCGCGCTGCCTTGGCCTGGGCCCGCTCCTCCTTCTCGCGCTTCGCGATGGCGTATGGCTCGGCGCATTCGGCGTGGACGATCTGGCTGGGGCGCTCAGGGTTTAGCTTGGCGCGGCAGTGGGCGCAGCGTGTGCGACGGAAGGTCATTGACCATCCTCCACCTTGCAGCGGTAGACCGGCATCAGCGTCATGGCCTTGCCTGTGAACACCGGATTGAAGTGCGAAAGGACCAGCTGGCCGCCACGCTCTGCACAGGATGGCCCACACCCCGCGACCAATGCAGCAATGACGATGAGTGCCACCTTCATTTGCCAGCCCTCCGCGCGTCATGGCCGGCTATGAGCAGGCAGACGCCGCCCAGCGCAATCGCTGCCCAGGTCGGCAGGCTCGGCGCGGTGAATGCCACGCTCATGAGGACAAAGAAATGGGACTCGCTCATTGCCCGCTCTCCCGGATCACAAGCTCCAAGGCCTGCTTGGCGTCGAAGCCGGCCGCGCGGTACGCCTGGAACTTGGCGAACTTCTCCTGAGCTGCGATGCTGATGGCGTCGCGCCATATGGGCTTGGCCATGTTCTCTTTCCATGCGCGCAGGACCTGCGCTCGTTGAACTTCATCCATCACTTCCCCTCCCACAGGTCATAGAACGTCACCCCCAGCTCGGACTTAGGTCGCTTGTTGTGCGCCTGCTCAAGCGCAGTGGCCCATCGGCAATTGCCCGGCTCGTAGTTGCCATTCACATCAATGCGATCAATCGACAGGTGATCGGCGGGGATCCCCATGTCGGCCACGAAGTTCTCGAACGAGTTTCTCCAGCGTTCGCAGACCGTGATCCCTCTGCCGCCGTAAAGGTGGCGCTCTGGATACTTCTCGTAGTGGCAGCGGTTGCACATGGCTTTCCAGATCCGGTAGACCCGCGAATTCGATAGACCGTGCGTGGTGTTGACCTCCACCCTCCTTTGCGCCCAGTAGCATCCGCAGGAAAGTACGGCTCCGCTGCGCAGGTGGTCAGCCCGAACGGTCTTTTCTTTTCCGCACGAGCACCCGCACGTCCACATGACATGCTTGCCCTGGTTGGGCGCACGGCTTATCGCCGTGAGTCGGCCAAAAACACGGCCGGAGAGATTTGCAGCGGTCATGCCCCGGCCCTCCATGCTTCGATGAAATCCACCAACTCTCCACACTCAGCCCTGGTGAGCGAAGAGGTACGGCGGAAAACGACATCGATGCCGCAGCCGTCCAGCGCGGGCAGCACCTCCACCGATTCGCCTCTGGCTCGCAGCCAGGCAGCGGTCAACAGGCGCTTCCAGGTCTCAACGTCACGCTTGGCGCCAGCCCATTCGCGCGTTTTGGCGATCTCCGTAAGCAGCGCATGAAGCATGGCGTTCTGTGCATCGCTGCGCTTCTCGGGCCGAAGCTCTGCGACCATGCGCCTGCCCTGGCGCACGGCCACTCGGGCGTTCTTCCACAGGTGGTTGATGGCCTTGTGGGCTTGGCTTTCTTCCCACAGGCTCAGGGTGAGGCGGTCAGTCATTGCGATCCTCCACATAGCCTTCGCACTGAGTGACTGCACCCGGCTTCGACTTCCCCGCCCGCACCATGTCGGCCAGCTCGTCGCGCGCCAGGATGGTGTCGAGCTCGGCCATGGCGCGGCGCAGGTAGATCGCTTGGTCCAGGGCCTCTTCGTAGGCGTGCTGGAGCCATTGGCGCAGTTCCAGGGGGTTCTCTGCAACGGTCGTGCCGTACTTGTGCAGGCCAAATGCCTGCCTTTTTGCGATGTCTTCGCAGACCTTGGCTTCGATACCTGTGGGGGTCATGCTGCGCCTCCTGTCTTGACTGCGGCCTGGGCGGCGATGGCTGCGTCCACTGCCACCGGGTCTAACAGCTCATGCGCCGCTTGAAACTCGATCCATCGACCTGAGCCGTCCTTGCGGCGCGCCACGCCCACAGCGCCGCCATCGCCATCGGCCAGGATGAAGCTGTACTTGGGCAGCTTGCATAGGCGCTGGCGCACGGCCTCGAAAGCCGCATCGCGCGCAGCCACAGTGCCGGCCGTGAACGGCAGCAGGCCCTCGGTGTTAAATGCCTCGCCATTGGCGGCAGCATTCAGCGCATCCAGCCAGTTCTCGGGCAGGTTGCATTCCGCGCCCAGGCCGGCGTAGCAGGTGGCTGCCAAGCCGCGCAGGGCCTTGTTCTCTGCGTCCAGCCATTCCAATTCGGCAGCTGCACGCGATGCCGCGTTGTGCGTGACAACGCCCGAAGCCGAATCGCGCTGCATGCGCAGCAGAAGGGCCAAACTCAGCGCTACGCTCTGTGTCTCTGTCTTGCTCATTGCCCCACTCCTTTGTTGATCCACTCGGCCCGCTTGGTGGCCTGCTCTTGAGTTACTGCCTTGTGCTGGTCACAGGCCGGCGCTGTTGCGCTGTACGTGTGGCCCTTGGTGCGCTTCATGCACTGGGCGAAGCCGAGGCGGCGCATGCCTGGGTCTGTTTTCTTGGGCTGCCAGTGCTGGCAGGAGATGCAGGTGGTCATGCGGGCTCCTGGCGCGCGGCCACTTGGTGCTTCGCCCACTCGCCGGCGATCCAATTGACGCCCTTGGGAGTGAACTTGGTGGTGTTGAATGCGTGCTCGCTGTTCGCTGCCACGCCGGTCTTCACAACGAAGCGGCCGGCGTCGATGTGGTTCTGGTAGGCCGTCCACTCCCCGCCCAGGCGATACATGACCTTTTGGTCCTGCAGCCAGGCGCGGAACTCGTGCTCGTTGGCCTTCAGCAGCTTGGCGACCTGGCGGAAGCCCTTGGCGCCGCTGTCGGCCTCGACGTAGCGGTCCACGAATTCGGCCTTCGGAGCGGCGATGGCCAGGGCAGCCTGTTGCTCTTCGATCTGCTCGGCTTGCTCAGCAGCCAGACGCAGCGCCTGGGACAGAGTGCGCGGGACCACAACTGGCACGACTGGCGCGGCCTGCGCTTCCAACTCCTGCCAGCGCTTCACCACCTTCATGCGCGCCACAACGTCGTAGCCCAGCAGCAGCGTCAAGCTGGTGTCCTTGTCCAGTTCGTACTGGGGGTAGGACTGATCGTTTTCCCCGACGTAAGTGCTTGATTTGCAAACAGAACGCAAATCCGCGTTCTGCTCCAGCACTTCCATCATGGTCCGGATGTCGCGCATCACGTCCGCATGGCGCTTGCCGGTCAACTCAGCGATCTCCCGGCTGCTCATGGTCAGCGCGGGCGCGATGTTTTGCAGTGCGTTCATGCTGTTTCCTTGAGTCGATGCAGGGTCGCCACGACGCGATTCATGAGCCAGCTAGCGTTCGCCGCCCATTCATCGTCCGGTCCATTGGTCTCGTAGTGCTTGACCATTGCCAACAGGGCCGCCTCTGCCACTTCGGCTTCGATATGAGCCTTTGCGGTTTGACCAACCCGCAGAACCACGGGGCGCGGGGCCTGCACGCTGGGGACAGGCTTCTTACGGAAAAGAGAAAACAACTTCATGCAAGCTCCCTGTTGGTCAATGCGAAGTGGTAGACGCCGAACTTGTCGGCCTCTTTGCTCTCGGGGCGGACGCGGCCTGCTCGGATGGCGCTCTCTGCCTCGGCCTGGTTCACGCTGGTGGTCTTGCCGTCCTTGACCACGTAGAAGCCGAAGCCTTGGCGGTAACGCAGGACTGCGCCGGCCTTCAGGTGCTGGATGAGGGTCATTGCCATTTCTGCTTTCCCTCCATGCCCAGGGCCTGGCGCGCGAACAGCAGAACCAGGGGCCTGATGCGCTCACCCATCTCGTACCTCTTGACGATGACCTTTGCCCACTCTTTCGGGTCGTGGCGCGGCGCCATCGCAGCCTTCAGATCGGTCTGCTTGGCGATCTGCTCGGCCACCACCTTCTCGCTGGCCCGGGGCGCCTCCAGCTGCTTGAACTCGGGCAGCGGGCAGCAGTTGGCAATGGCACGGAACTGGCTGACGTTCGGGCAGCGGTCGGGAAGGTTGCGCAGGGCGTAGCGCAGCGGCTCCAAGTTGCGCGCGAAGCCGGAAAGCTCGTTGCCCCAGTCGCTCTTCACCAGGTTCATGTCCACGCCTTCCCACTGGCGCAGCCATGTGGCTCCGTAGCGGACCTGCATCTTGGTGAAGATGGCCTCGATCACATCGGTGAAGGTCTCAGCGGCCATACGAGCCTCCGTCGATCTCCAGCTGCGGCTGGACGCGCGGAGTCACGTCGATCACGTCGCCGCCGTTCATGAAACGCTGGGCCGCCTCAAACCCGGCGCCAGGAGCTTTTCTCGCGGCCATCGGCGAGACCTCCTCGACGCGCTGGCGTGCCGCGCGCTGTGCGTAGGTCTCTACGGGTGCACCAGGGTCAAACGAACGCATGGCGGGGCGGATAGGGGCCTTCCTGAGCCATTCGGCATTGAAGCCCTGCCACCCGCGCTCAACGCAGGTGCGAACTGCCTGCTCGACAGTGATTCCCGCCGCGCCAGCCTCGCGCTGCAGTGCGTCAACCACGGTCTGGCTCACCGGCCCAGCCTTCTTGGCCTTGCGGACCTGCAGCCATTCCGCGAAGAGGCTGTCCGGCACACCGTCGATGGACGGCACTGCAGCGCGCTTGCCAGGACCACGAGGCGGCTTGCCCGCCGTAGCGGACTTGTCCGCTACTTTCAAGGGATCCGGAATCAGAGAATCAGGGATCAGGGATCCGGAATCAGGAATCAGGAATCCGGATTCAGCAGGGCTCTTCTGGTGCTCTTCCTGCTCCTGCACCATGCTTGCACTGTGCTCATCTGGTGCTTGCTCAGGAGATGCACCGGAAGATCCGTTGTCAGCATCATCAACGCACGGTGCAGGCAGCGAACTTTTCGCTTCCTTCATGTGCGGGTTCTGGTGCTTATCGAAGTTCAGCACCTGGATGCACCTGTGCTCGCACGCTTCATACCTGAGAATGAAACCGTGCTGCTGCAGTTGATCCAGTAGTGCATCCGCGTCGCACACGTCATAGGGCAGCACCTCGGCGCGGATGCGCTTCGGGCGGTCCTCCAGACGGCCTTCGCGGTCTGCGAGGCACCACAGGCCGGCAAACAGCAGCCGTGCCAGTGGGTCGCACTCCGCCAACTTTTCGTTGGCGAAGAAACCGGGTTTGATGTTCCTTGCGCGAGCCATTAATTTCCTCTTGTGCGCTGGCCCGGTGAGGCCATAAAATGCGCATGTGTTTTCCAGATTCGTCTGAATCCCGGCTGCAACCGAGACCAGACACAAAGATCGCCTGCCGCCTAACAGCCGCAGGCTTTTTTGTTTGCCCTCCTCATATCGAGGCCAGGCGATTTGCCCGGCGTCGGTCGTTGTCAATGCGGCTCTTTGCGCTGCCGACCACTCGGATCTGGTTGATCGCGCTTGGGGTGGTGGGTTTGTGCTGCTTGGCGCCACTCATGACCGATGCGTCTGGCACGTGGAACGCGAAGCGCGGTTTTGCGTTACGGGAAAGTTCAACGGGGTGCACGATCGAATTCCTTCAGGCCCAGGCTGCGACCAAGAACACGCATGTCCAGAGTCGTGGATGCGAGACGCAGAATTGCGTCATCGAGCGAAAGCCCATGCTCTCGGGCATAGGCTTCCAGCTCTCGGTATTGGGGTTCTGACAGCTCGGCATCGAGCTGCAGGTGTTGCTTTGCGTCGGCCACACGGGTTCCTCCGTTACGGGCAAGTCACGCGTCTGCGTGTCGCATTTGCTGGCCACTCGGACCAGAATTCCCCGCATGACGACGCCATTGCAAAGCCTCCAGTGCCAATTCGAGAATCAGCGGGGAAACCTGCTTTCGAGCCCGCGCGGCCTCCTCCATGAACAGAGCGCGCTGCTCGTCATTGGTGGACAGGTTGAAGCGGTGCTTGCGGATGTCAGCGGGATCGGCGTACATGGTTTTGTTGCCCTCCAGGCAGTTCTTGTTGGTTGGAAATCAGGAAAAGGTGCCCGCCACTCGCTGGGCTATGCTGGTGGCTTCCAAACCGTTACCAACATCGCCAAGGAGGGCGGACATGAAAGAGGAATTGATCGCACCAGCCGCTGTCATCACAGCCGAGGTGCTGAGGCAGACGCAGCCCATATACGGAGAAATCACGGAGGAGGTCATCGCGTCAGCCTTTGCTCAGGCGTATCGCGGCCTTCTGGCAGGCGTGGCGGAGGTGAAGAAGGACGACCCTCCTCCTGCTTCAGCTTCAACGATGCAATTTCGGCTGTGAACTCGCGCTGGAGGAGCGGCAGAGCTGCTGCGGCCTCGCGGGCTACCTCTTCCAACGTGTCGTACCTGGCCATCGCATGGCTCAGCCAAGCCATCTTCAAAAGAGCAAGGTCATCACGAAGCATGGGCCTGCTCCTTGGGCTGGGCGGCAGAGGACGCCTCTCTAGAATGAAGATTCCACACACCATTCACAGAAAGGGCCTCGGCCATGAGCAATACAGAGAGGCGCGTAACGCAGCGCGGGACGGTTTTGATGTTCGACATGGAGGGCAACGAGTACAGGGTTGCGGTCACTCAGACCGAAATTCGCCAGTTGTTTTCAGAGGGCTGGTCTCAGTGGATGGACGATCAGCGCTCCCTTCGATGTGGGCAGGGTCCCGTGAATCAACTACCCGATGGGTCGTTTCAAATAGCGTTGACAGGGACACAGATCTATCCACGGTCCCGACTACCTGGGACGAAACCGGAGTAGCCACCAGGGAGAACTCGCGCAGAACCCTCTGGGCAGGCTCGCCGAACTCATGCGGCATCACGTACTCGGCCCGGACGCGCGGGATGAGTGTTCCGTCCTCACCTTGGGAGATGCGGAACGACACCAGGTGGTCCGTACTCAGGCCCATCGCCTTGCACAGATCGATCACGAAAGACTTGTGTGGCTCAAACATTGCTGGCCTCCTTGGGCTGGGCGGGGGCGGCGGCCGACGCAGCACGACGGCGGGCCCTGGGTCGCTCCTGCGCCTGGAAGTGGTCCAGCAGCGGCTGGATGGTGTTCACCCGCGGGTCCTTGCGGCCTCCGTAGAAGAACTTGCGGATGAAGCTGACCTTGACTCCCGTGTCAGCGGCCAGCTGCTCGAAGCCAGCTGTACCGACCTCGGTCAACTTCTCTTGCAAATAGGTGGTGATGGGTGTGTTCATGGATAGAGCTATAAACCGATTTCGGTACAACTCTAACATACCGATATCGGTACATCAAGCGCAAAGAATCGCGCGCATGCAAGGAGCGAACAAGTACTCTGCGTTGATACCACTGCTT